GGCGGCACTATGACAGGTAACTTAACTGTCACTGTAGCTGACAACTCATCCGCAATAAATATTATTTCCACAGACACAGATGAAAACTCTGGCCCTGCATTAACCTTGACCAGAGATAGTGGCTCACCAGCAGATAATGATTATGCTGGAGTAGTTAACTTTTATAGTGAAAACAGTGCATCTGAGTCTATAAGAATGGGAATGATAAGAACGCAAGTTCTTGATGTTACAGATGGAACTGAGGACAGTTCATTAACATTCTACTCAAGGCACGGTGGTAGTGAGACTATTAAACTAGCCACCACATCCACAGGCATAGACGTAACTGGTGGGCTTAATACTACTGGCAACGTAGGTATAGGTGTAGTTCCAGAAACAGATTGGGCAAGTGCTTTTGAAGTTCTACAGATTGGACAAGCTGGTGCAGTATGGGCTAACAACAACGACAACTCCACCCGACTAGCAATGAACGTCAAATACGATGGTGCGTATAAACGCATAAACGCTAACAAAGCAGCTAATTTAACACTAGATAGCTCAGGTTCTTTTGTCTTTGATGTGGCAGCAACAGGAGCAGCAGACTCAGCGATAAGCTTTACCACTGCTCTGACTATTAATAACGACGGCAACGTAGGTATTGGTGTAATTCCAGAGGCTTGGAGTACTTCTTGGGATGTTTTACAGGCTGGCAATGCTGGGGTTTTTGCAGGTAGAACAGACTCCGCTAATGGCATTGATTTAGGGAGTAACTTCTATTTTGGTACTAGTGGGTCATTATTTAAACGTATAGTTTCGGATAAAGTTTCTCGTTATAATTCTTTTAACGGCACACACGTATTCCAAGTAGCAGCAACAGGCGCAGTAGACTCCGAGATAACCTTTACTACTGCTATGACCATTGATAATGCTGCCAAAGTAGGTATTGGAGTAACACCAACAGAGAAGCTACACGTATCAGGAAATATCCTTGCTACGGGTAACGTCACAGCTTACTCAGATGAACGCCTTAAGACCAACATCAAGACTATTGAATCTCCATTAGATAAGGTAATAGCCCTGCGTGGTGTTACTTTTGATATGAACGGTAAGCATAGTTTAGGAGTTGTAGCGCAGGAAACTGAGGCTGTTATACCAGAAGTAGTTATGACACATGAAGATGAGATGGGTACTAAGTCAGTGGCTTATGGAAACATGGTTGGTCTACTCATTGAAGCTATTAAAGAGCAACAGACTCAGATTGATGAACTTAAGGCTCAGGTAGGAGGTGCGTAATGGCGTTAAGAAGCACAGGAGCAATGTCTTTTAATGACATTAATGTTGAATTAGATAGAGAGGCTACTTCTAGACTATCGATGAACGATGTATTTTTTCGAGAGTTGTTTGAAAGAACCTCTGGCAGTATTAGCTTGTCTGGCGGCTACGGTAAGTCAAACGCTTTTGGCTTACATACGGGTATAACTATAACCAGAGCCTTTACCACTAATGGTATAGGTCGTAGTATAGCAGTATTCGGAGACCTTATGGCTTCGGGCACGCTACATGCCAATGAAGAGAGAGTAGTGGTGTACAGCACAGCCCGTGGTCTCCCAAACTCTAGATTATATGAAATATCTATACCTTCCACTTACAATGATAATGCCCGTGAAGAGTATGGACACGTAATAGCCATGAATGCGGAGTATCTAGTTGTTACTGCTTTCTATGCTGATGTAGGGGAAAACGATCAGTGTGGAATTGCGTTTGTCTACAGTACGCCAACAGGCCAGTTGCTCCATACACTCTTTAACCCTAACCCTGCTCCTACTATAATAGTAGATGATTCTCCTTTTGGAGATGAGGGTGATCGAGAAGAACCCGACTACTTCGGAACGAGTGTAGACATATCAGGAACTAATATTGTTATTGGTGCTTATTATGAGAAAGAGCCTAATGAGGGCCGCTCAGGCGCAGTATATTGTTTTAACGCAGCTACAGGCGTTCTTGTAAATACACTTGCACATCGGGACGTACAAAACCTCTTTGGAAAAGAAGTAGGTATTGACGGGGACACTGTTGCAGTTGTTGGAGACCACGGATTTGCGGAACTATTTAGTTTCTCTACTGGCGCTTTGCTTCACACACTTACAGACACTACAGCTTCCCTCCCTTACGGACAGGGTAATGGCAGAGCTAATCTAGGTGGCTCTATTAGCATATCAGGCGACATAGTGGCTATTGCTAGCGTTACTTCATTACGTATGGTTAGTCTGTTTTCTACTTCTACTGGAAATCACCTCAGAACAATTCATAGCCTTTACCGCCCAACAGGCTATGAGCGAAACGACTTTGGTAAGTCTTTAGCCTTAGATGGTGAAAACCTAGTGATTGGTTCTCCCTCATCTAACAATCCCGTAACAAGCACACCAAACGGCATAGGTATGTGTCACTCTTATAACGCAACTACAGGGGCACTTGTGCAGACAATTGAAAACCCAACCCCTAATACTAATGATAACTTTGGTCATGCAATATCTATAGCAAATGATCAGGTAGCAATAAGCAGTTTGGGTAATGGCGGCTATATTTACAAATACACTTTAACTAATTAACCAATATAAAAGAGCGCAGACTTATGGCGAGTTGGACACAAAAGACTAAAGCAAGCCCCTCAGGTTCACAGAAGGCAGCGGCTAAAAAGGCAGGTAAGAGTAGCGGTGGAGGCCACCCTAGTGCTGGTAGCAAAGGAGGCAACGATGGTAAAGGGGGTTACACACCACCCGTAGCTAAGAAGACTAGAGACGGCCCATCGGATGCTGTACTCAAAGCAAGGGCTGCTGCGGCTGATGAAAAGAAACTAGAGGCAGCAGAAAAGAAAACTAAAGACCGTATAGCTAAGGAAACCGCAGAATCTAACGTAAGAACGGCTGAAAGAATTCGCAAGAAAGCTCTTGCAGTATCAGCTAAGAAAGCTAAGAATAAACGTAATCAACAGGCTAAAGCTAGGGCAGACCAACAGGCAGAAGCAGCTCTTGTAGCTAAAGAAAAATCTAGGGAGAGGAGTTTTAAAAGAGATTCTACTCAGCGTTTACCTTCTTCCACAGGTTCTGGTATGCAAGGTGCTGGTGTAGCGAACTACCCTACTGGCAAAGCTAAGGGTCTTGAGTTACCTTCCTCACCTTTAGGTATGTTAGGTGCAGCACTTAGCCCTATGGGTTCTATGGTCAAGAAAGCTGGTAAAGTCTTCATGAATCAATCCAAGTATGGTATGAATGATGAAGCTAAGATTGAATATGATCGTCTAATACGTGACCCAGCTAACGCAGGTAAATCTGAACAGGAACTTGTACAGTTAGCACGTAAGCCTCAGATGGATAAACAGCTACCACATGCTTTCATTGACGGTAACCCCACTACTGATGTACAGAAGGAAATAGCTAAGTTAACTGGAGGCAGGGCACCAATGTCTACTGTCTATAATAATGACGGTTCTGTTAACCTAGCCGCTACAGCTTCTAACGTGTCTTCTGACAACCAAGGTACCCAAGGTACCCAAGGTGTCCCTACGGCAACAGAAGAAGAAGAGAGAATCAAGTTAGGTCAATTACCTACTGGCTCACCAATTACAGATAGACCTTCATGGGCACCTAGTTTGTTTGAAGGTATAATGCCTCAACAATCTTGGGCACCACAATGGCAGCAGCAGGCACCACTACAATCTTTTGCTCCACAGTGGGGGCAACCACAGCAACCTATGCCTCAACCTCAAAGCATGTTAAACGCACCAATGCAGCTACGAGCGCCACCATCAAGATTTTTAAAAGGATAATAGTATGAGCGATCAATTACAATATAGAAACCATGGCCCAGACTCTTTTAGAGGGCGTATCTCTGACTATGGTGGCCCAGCGCCTATGCCTGCTCCTAGGCCAGAGCCTATACTTGACTATGGTGGCCCAGCGCCTATGCCTTTGCCTCCACAAGCTAGGCCTATGCCTGCCATTCCCCAAGGAAGACCTCAGTCTGGTACGTTTAGCCCTGTAACCTTTAGGTCAGGCACTGGTACTTCTACTTCCAATGCCGATGGAATAACTACTGAACTTAACGCACCTTATTCGGGCCTCTCAAGTCTTGTAGGGCAAGGCACTGGACTATTAGGTTCTGCTGCTAGTAATGCACAACGGGCACCTGAGCAGTTTAATTATAATTTTAATCCACAACAAGCAGGACAAGATTTATTTAATCAACGATCTGCTTTACTCGAACCTAAGTTTGCACAGCAAAATGCCCAAGCAAGAGAAGGTATGTTCGGCTCAGGTCGCCTAGGTCTTAGGTTGGCTGGTGAAGGTGTAGGTGCTGGTGGCGGCATGGTACAGCCTGACGCTTTTGGTATTAACCAAGCACAGAATCAAGCTCTATCGCAATTAGCTGTTCAATCTACTGATGATGCTTTTGCACAAGAGCAGGCAAGGGCTGGTTTACAAGCTAACCAATTCAACATGAACCAACAGGGACAGCAGCAGCAATACGCTAACCTTATGGGTAGTGGTCAAGGTATGCTACAAGCTGGTATGCAAGGTGCTGAACTTGAGCAAGCAATGGCTCAACAGCAACTACAGAACCAACAGTTAAGTCAAGACTACGGGCTAGCACAGCAGAACTACGGTCTAGCACAACAGCAACAAATGCAGGATTATGGTTTTGGTATGCAGAACTATGGCCTAGCACAACAGCAACAGATGCAGGACTATGGCTTAGGTCAACAGAAGATGGGTCTAGCACAACAACAGCAGCGACAGGACTATGGCTTTGGTATGCAGGACTATGGTTTACAGCGTGACGTAGCACAACAGAACTATGAGCTAGGCACTGAGGGAAATCGTATTAATCTTATTACTGGGCAAGCTCAAGCTAATAGAGCTAACTATCAACCTTCTTTCTGGGACTCTGCTGGTCTAGGTCTTATCGGTGGTATAGCAGGTAATGAAAATGCTATGGACACAATCTTTGATTGGTTTTCTTGATAAGTACTCCTACGACTATAAACAAACAAGGTAAAAGATAATGGCGCAACAAAAAGGTTTATTTACAGGCGGTACTTCCGTAGAAGAACTGTTAGCACAACGCAGAGAGAGGTCTAACGCTCTCAGGACTTCACTAGCAGCCAATGCAGCCCAAGGTGCCCGTAACGCACCGAGGGCGCAAACTGCCTCTATGATGGGGTCTATAGTGGCTGATTTAATAGGTCGTAAAATGGGCGGTGAAGACCCTCAGATGGAGAAGCTTAAGGCTGCTAATGCTCAACAGGAGAGTCTACAACAGCAGTATGGTCAGGAGCTTATATCAGGCACACCCGAAAGCAATATAAAGATAGGTGGTGAGCTTATTAAGATGGGTTATGGTGAATATGGAGGTAAGCTGCTACAGAAAGGTCAGGCTGGCATGGTAACTAAACAAGAGAAGTTACGAGAGCAGCAACGTAGAGAATCTTTAATAGAAGTAGCTGGAGGCATGGGTCTTACCACTCAAGTAGAACTGTTGCAAGGCGGTGGAGATGTGGAAGAGGCTGCAAAGTTTATACGTAATCAGAGAGAAATACAAATAGCACAGGATAGCGGAAAGCAGGGCCAAATGTCATTAGCGAGTGCATATAACAAAGGGCCAGCTTTCATGAAGAAAGTAGCTAATGGTGACTTTAAGAGTATGGACGGTGTTGAATATACAGCATTATTGAAAGGTAAGAAAGCTGATTTAGTGTCTTTTGTGAATGAGGCAGGTGAGAAAAAATTGTTTTCTGTAGATGAAACAGGGATGGTGTTTGATACAGAAAAAAGCTTATGGGTTAAACCTTCTGAGTTAGGTCTTAATTCTGTTGAAGATGGTGCAGGAGAGAAGTTTGAGACAACTTTCAAACAAGAGCAGGGTTTACGACAAGAACTTGCTAAGGATTTGAACTTCAATAATTATAAAGAAAGCCAACTACAGTTTAGTAAGATAAAAACCTCAGCAAAAGCAGATTCAGCAGCGGGAGATATGTCTCTTATATTTGCGTATATGAAAATGCTTGATCCTGACTCTGTAGTTCGAGAAGGAGAGCAAGCCACAGCAGAAAATGCTAGAGGCGTGACTGAGGGTATTATGAATGTATACAATAAGGCTGTAACTGGTAAGAAAATGACAGTTTCCCAAAGAGCCGATTTTGTAAAAACATCACGTGACTTGTTTAGGGATATTAAAAAACTAGCTCAACCTTCTATATCTAAGATAAAAGAAATAGCAAAAAAATACGAGTTAGATGAAGAGGCTGTCTTTGGAAAATTAACTGAGAAAGATAAACTTGTAATACAGTTTGAAACCTACGATAGAACAGATGTAGCTGCAATGAGAAAGGCGGTTGATAAATTAAGTGACAGTCAAAAAGAAGTAATAGCAGAAATGATAGCTAACGGGGAGCTTTAAAATGGAGAGTAATACAAGCACAGACGATATTATGAAGCTCTTAGCAGGTACAAGTGTCACGCCAGATGTTACACCCCAAACTGGTGGAGTTACTACGAAAGCTCTCATGGCAAAGATGTATCCAACTGATGATAGTGAGGGTGAGACTAAAGGAGTAGACGCAGGTTACGGTGAACTTGCCCTTCAAGGAGCTTTGAGAGGTATTGAGAAAGTAGGTGCTGGTGTACAGGAACTAGGTAGGTCAGCTTTTACAGAGGTAACTGGTGTAGACGTTCTTAGTGATTGGAAAAATAATCGTGAAGAGTTAGAAAAAGATTTAAGCAGCTATGTAGACAAAATGAATGGCTACGAAAAAGCAGCTTTTGGTGGTGCATTTAATGTAGCAGAAACAGGTTCTGTAGTAGCTGCACTGCCTGCAACAACCGCTAAAGCAGTACTAACCACCTCAGGTATAATGGGCGCTGCTTTATCAACTTCCGATGGTGAACTACTCTCGCAAGAGAGGACTATGAATATGCTAGTAGCTATGAACTCAGGCTTGTTACCTGCTCCCTTACTTAATGCAGGTAAGTATTTAGTCGGTAAAGCTGTGGTTGACCCTCTTTCAAAGGTTTTTAAAGGCTTTACTAAAAAGGGTGGAGAGAAAACAGCTATGGAAGGTGTGAAGACTGTTGAGGTACAAGAGGCAGTGGACGCAGCAGATAGATTAGGTGTCCGAATCACACCAGCAGAAGCCTCAGCAAACCAAGCTATATTAAAACGGGAATCTGGTGCTATGGGTGGTTTAAACCCTGAGAAAGCATTAATAGCTCAAGAAATAAAAACTCAACGGGATACTGAGCTAGCCTCAGTTGTAGGTGATTTTGTTGAGGATATTGTACCCGAAGGTGGTAAGGCAGCTGCAGCGACTTTAAATGGTTTATACAAAACAGCCTTTGACGTAAAAATGTCTCCTAGGTTTCTTGTGAAATTAAGAGAAAATAATATATTCGCTTCTGCTGAGAAGAGGCTTATGGGTGACCCTGCAAAAGCTGCAAAGTTTATGGCATTACGGGAAGGTTCTTTAGGTCAGGTTGAATTGATTAGGCGTGAAATATCTAACAACGCTCACTCAGCAACTAAGTCTATAGATGCAGTAGAGAGAGCAAAAGCAGGTGCTTTATTGAGTGTGAACTCTTTAATAAAAGGCGCTTTAAAAAAGGCTAGCCCTGAGTACGAACTTGCCTTGCCTATTGCTCAACGTGTAATTGCTAAAAAGAGAATACTAACCGATCTATCTAAAGTAAAAACAAAAGCGTCACCTACTGGTACAAGTATTTATGAAGCAACCCCTGATCAGTTTTATGATACGATATTAGCTACTCCTGAGAAACGAGGAGAGTTAGTAAGGCAACTAAAAAATGTAGGGGGTAGTGGTCAAGCTGTTGAAGACCTTGCATTTATTCTTGCACGTTTAAAAAAGAGTCCTTTTAACTCTTTAAATGCCGCAGATCAAGGAGCTATGGCTCAATCAGGAACTTTTGGTATGGGTAAGATAGGTATTGCAATAGGTAACACACTTGCGTATACGAAGGGTCGCCACAATCAGGCAATGCTAGATATAATAACAAATGGTAAATGGCATAACTCGTTGCGTAAAATAAAAGTAATTAAAGACCCTACAAAACAACGGGAAGCTCTTGCTACAGCATTAGCTTATATTACATCATCAAACGTAGCTGAGAACTCTAAAGAAAAAGAGCGAACAGCAGCACGTTAAACCATAGGCAATAAAAAGCCCTACTTAGGATTTACCTAGGTAGGGCTTTTTTGTGTCCGTAATATTTAGTGTAGCAAACCTAACTCTACTCCAGAAACATTTTTCCAGATCAAGTACTCCTGTGGTAGCATCAACTCTTTAAAGATAGTCTCAATGGCAATGAGCAACCTAAGCACCTCAGGTTTATCTGCATTGTCACCATACTCTAACTCTTCCTTAAGATCACTGTGGAACTGATCTAGTGTTAGCTTAGTAATAGCCTCACAGTCAACTAAGTCATTCAAATTCATAGTACTCATATTACCATCCCCACGATTCGCCAGACATACCGTCTGCACTATAGTCAGTCACACGACCTTCAAAGAAGTTCTTGAAGCTGTCGCCATTAAGTACCCAATCTAACCAAGGCAGAGGATTCTCTTCTATATCCCAGTTAGGCTTAAGACCTAGGTTAGTCAGCCTACGGTCTGCTATGTATCTGATGTATTCTTTGACTTCACTTGCCGCAAGACCTTCCACACCTCCCAGTTCAAACGCAAGATCAATAACTTTATCTTCAAGCGAGACAGCAGTTCGGTACATTTCATATATAGATAACTTAAACTCGTCATTTACTACCTCTGGGTTTTCTTTAGTAAAAGTACGGAACAACTCAGTCATGCCTGCAACATGGATTGTTTCGTCACGTATTGACCATTCAACTATCTCACACATGCCCTTAAGCTTACCGAAGCGTTGAAAGTTGAGTAGCATAACAAAGGCACTAAACAAGCTCATACCTTCATTACATACTGTCTGTGCTAATGCCTTAGCTAGCCCTTGCTTAGTGTCAGGGTCAAAGGTCTGCATAAACTCAAGCTTCTCAGCCATAGCGTCATACTCAAGAAACGCTGTGTACTCAGCCTCAGGAAAGCCTAAGGTATCGTTAAGCAGTGCATACGAGCGCATATGGATAGTCTCTCGCTGTGCAAATGAGAGCATCATCATACGTGCTTCATTGTTCTTAATCCTAGGTAGGAATACGTCTACGTAGCTACCACCTACGATAACATCTGACTGTGTAAACAATCGTAGTATTTGTGTGATAAAGTTCTTCTCAGGTGGTGTTATCTTACCTGACTTCCACTGGGTCACATCTTCTTGTAGGTCACACTCCCATTCGCCCCAAGCTAACTTGTCATGCTCTATGGCTTGCTCAACAAAGCTTGAGTAGTTAAAGGGCTTGTATGCTGCTGATACTGTTAATAAACTCATTTTTCTTTATCCTTGACAACTTAAACATTCATCTTCATCGTTATTAAAATCTGCTAGAGCAACACGTGTAGGCTTAACGCTTACCTTGTCTGCACTAGAGCCTGCACTAGTCCTTAGGTAATACAAGCCCTTAAGCTTCTTATTGTAAGCTCTCAGGTGTACTTCATTCACATAGGCCTTATCTGTACCTGCTGGAAAGAATAGGTTAACACTCTGCCCTTGGCATATATAAGGCTGTCTACTCGCTGCATGGTCTATAACCCATCGTTGATCTAACTCAAATGCAGTTTTAAATACTTGCTTATCCCATTCGCTTAACCAGTCAAGGTGCTGTACGCTGCCCTCATGTAATAGTATAGACTTCCACTGCTCTGCTAGCCACTTAGGGTCGCTGTTGTAACCCTTAAGCACTTTAGCTAAATACTTATTCTCTACCAAGTGGGCACCTACTCTTGTCCTGTGAGTAAAGGCATTAGACTTTAATGGCTCTATACTAGCAGAACAACCTGCAATGATACTACTGTTAGCATTAGGCGCTATAGCTAACAAGTGGCTGTTACGCATACCTGCTACGTCAGGGCAAGCCCCACGTTCCTCAGCTAAATACACTGATGCAGCCCTAGCTTGTGCTTTAATGAGGGTAAACATCTCAGTATTCAAAGCAGTAGCCATAGGAGACTCCCACGGTACGCCTAAGCGTTGCAAAGCACTATGGAACCCCATTGCCCCTAGTCCCAGTGAACGCTCTTGTGTGGCGCTGTAGACAGCCTTACGTAGCTCCTTAGGCGCATGGAAACAGAAGAAGCTAATTACGTTGTCTAACATAGTAATTAAATCCGATACCATAGTGGTGTCTTTCCACTCTTCATAATACTCTAAGTTAACACTTGACAAACAACACACTGCTGTACGTTCATCTGATGTAGGTAAGTGTATCTCGTTACATAGGTTAGACCCGTGTATCTCTAATCCCTTCTCCTTCATGGATGGTGGTAAGTGTCTGTTAGCTTCATCAATAAAGTTTAAGTAAGGCTCACCTGTCCTAAAGCGTGTCTCAACCAATCTCTCCCACAACTCACGTGCTGGCATTACGTCACGTACAGTCTCGTCATTAGGGTCTACTAAAGACCAAGGGTCACCAGCTACTACAGCATCCATAAATCGGTCTGTAATGTTAACTGCATTGTGAATGTTAAAAGCCTTACGGTTTGGGTCACCTCCTGTCGGTACACGTATATTAATAAATTCAATTATGTCTGGGTGGCTAATGTCCATATAGGCTGCATAGGAACCCTTACGAGTCTTGCCTTGCCTATAGGCTGTCATATCACTGTCAACAGTCTTTAGGAAAGGTATAGGTGAAGGAGCCACATCACTAACGCTGCGAATGTCAGACCAATGACCACCCACTCCACCGCCTTTAACACTAAGCCACCGTAGTTCTGTCGAGTGTCCGATAAGACCATCAAGGCTGTCAGGTACGTAAGACAAAAAGCAGCTAATAGGTAGTCCATTTATTTTCTCCCCCTCCTTTGGGGCATTAGATAGTATAGGTGAACTAAACATAAACCAACCTTTGCTGGCGTAGTCATAGATTCTTTGTGCTAAAGCCTCGTCATGCTTACTAAAGGCAGTAGCTGCCCTAGCATAAGCTTCTTGAGGGTCTTCATCCTCACGGCAATAGTAGTCCTTAAGCAGTACAAAAGCCTGCTCTGATAGTAAATCATTACGGCTGTAATCAATGTTGATTGTCATTTAACCACTCCTCTAGCTGTACCTGACTTGTAAAACCAGTGAGCCTGTTACCTGTCTCTGTATTCAGCAAAGTAGGTACACTCATTACTTTATGCTTTATAGCTGATTCTAAATCCTTTCCAATGTCTACCTCTGTGTACTCAATCATTAGCTTATCTAATGAAACACTTAGCGCATAACACGGCTGACAACCCTCTGTGTAGAATTTAATTAACATCTTTAGTCTTCCCATGTAGTGCATTATCATATAATTTACAGGCTCGTTCTGCCTCTGCTTTACTTTCTTTACTGCTATTAGGTAACGAGGCTTTATTTAGACCTTCCACACACTCTTCTCTTAATAACTCTAACGCTAAACCTCTTACCTGTCCTTTCATCTCAGTACTCCTCTTGGTACACGCCAGTACGAATCATTTCACTAACTTCAAAGGCTCTGTAGCCTACTTGATTTGCCCATCGACTGTCCATGAACTCGTCTGCTGCCCTATCGTAGTCACCTGCCTCAAGTGCATCAAGTGCCTTAGCAAACTTAAGGAACCTAGGTAGGCCTAAGTTAAAGCAAATGTCCACTAACGCATCAAGTCGTGTACAGTCTAACTCAAGCACCCAAGGTAACGAGTTACTTAGTTCCTCTTCTACTCTTATAATGTCATTAGTAAGTAATACCTGAATCTCTTGTTGAGATAGACCTAGGCCACCCTCTTCATCGATATTTCGTCCAATTCCTATGGTCAGCTTACCTGCTGTGCATTTATAAGCAAAAGCTTTAGAACCTTCATGCTTTGTAAGCATAGCACTTAGCTTGTTCATTTGTTACCCTCTATTGGCTGTGTTGTGTTACGAGGCTTTAAAGCTTCTAAGTCTTCCCACCTGTCATAGTACTCCATTTGTATTTGTAATACATGTATAGCTTTCTGGAGGTCTTGTCGGTGAGTACCTTTATCTCTTGTCAAGTACTTATTTACTTTAGTGTAGATACTAGCCTTTAGACCTTCGTAACCAAAGTTACGGTAAGTACTCTCAAGAGGCTGGATACCTTGCTTAGTGTAGTGGTTACCTCCTACTTGCACATTAGTGGCACAGGCTGTATCGCCAAAGTCGTCAAACCAAGGCTCTTGCTTAGAGTCAATCATCTGTCCCATCCTCTTCTGTAAACTTATGTAAATTCTTCATGACTAAATCTTCATACCTATCAACTAACGATTCACTAGTTATGTCTAGAAGCTCACATAAGAAGTCAACGTCATAGTTGTTTAATATTTTCTCCTTTACTTCTTCAAAGGTGCTAGACATTTTAAATGCTCCGTTAACTCATTAATTGTTTTCATTGAAAAGTATGCGAATCCTTCTTTGTCGCACCAATCCCCTAGGGTAGTCTTACTACCTTTACGTACTTTGGTACGTGGGTTACTAAAGACAAAGATTAAAGGTCTGTCAATACAGTCTCTTATCGCTTTGTACTTCTGTGTATCACCTACCCTAAAGTATCCTTTAGTCTCTATCATGGCACCTGTACGCTCACATATGAAGTCTGGGACGTACTTACGCTTCACAATATAAGGCAGCCTAAAGGGTTCATAAAGAAACCCCTGTGTTGCTTCACTGAAAGACTTTTCTAAGCCTGATCTAAATTTCATTCTAATGTGTCCTCCACAGTTAATCGTCTAAATCCGTCCCAGCTTCTACGCATGTAGATCAGGTTCCAACACACTTCCATACGGTCTTCCCAGTCGTCAGGGTGATGGTCTTGCCAAGCTTTACGAACTGCATCTAGTTTATCACAGTTAGGTATATCTGTCAAGAGTTTTTCTGCTTTCTTTGGCCCGATACCTTTAAGCCCTTGAATGTTATCCGTACTGTCTCCAGTTAACATCTGTATACACATGAAGTGCCAAGCTTGTTCCTCAGTTACCTCATACAGTAGCTTCTTGGTAGGGTTATAGTGCCAACCCTCCATCATGTTAATGTCCTTATCAATATGGCTAATAACATAATGCTTACCTGCATCCTTAGCTTCTTGTGCCCAGATGCAGACCACATCATCTGCTTCACAATTATCACTAGCATGGTGCCCTAAGCTATAAGCATACTTATTGATTTGCCTACGCCTCTTAGTTAATGCAGGGTTAGGGTCTTCCTTATCCTTAGCTTTCCTGTGGCCTTTGTAGTCCTCAGCTACATCATACCTAAAGTTTCCCTTGCCCTTTAAAGCTACCTTGATTTCATCAGCGCAAGTGTCCCACTGTATTGATTCGATTTCCTTATCATAGTAAGTCTTAGCTAACTTCAAGCTAATCTCAGTCTTAAGGGCTAGCCTATAGATCAGGCTATCTGCATCAACAAAGCATACATCAAATGGTCTACTCATGAACAGCCTCCAGTATTCGCTGTGCTTTATCAGCACTAATCTTAAACCATTCATTCTTGAACTCAGAAGCTCTCAATGCAATTATCTGGTGTGCTTCTGTCTCAAAAGTGTGTCGGTCACTCACTGTAAATTTACAATGTAATTCATAAGCCCTAAAGGGGTCACTGGTCTGATAAGACTTAAGACGGTCTTTAGCAGACACTGCCTTACCTATCTTAACCCACTCAGGCCATGCCTTGTTGGTGATAATATAAACGTCACCTTCGGGCACCTTACTGTAGTTACTAAAGCTGCTAAAGGCTGCATCATTAAAAGATTCGTACCTACCTGACTTCCATAACGGGTGAGTCTGTGGTATGTACTTACCGTCAACATACATACGTTTAGCGTTTTGTTTAGGTATGCATTTATATCTACGTCTGGTTCCGTCTGCTTTAGGTAACCATAGGTCACCATCTGCTTCAAATAGTTTAGTAGTTATTCTTGCTGTAGTGTTAGTGTGTGTCATTCCAATTATCTCCAATGTGATAGTCGCCTGCTAAGGGGCAACGTAAGTTATAGTGTATACCTGCTGCTGTAATACAGTCAGCCGCTAGCCTGCCAAACCTATCTGCATGTTCAGCTTTTACTTCTACTTGAAATTCATCATGTATCTGACCGACTATCTTATAGGTTAGCTTCCACTGTGTTGCAAACTTATCTAATATAACTAAAGCTTGCTTCATAATTATAGCACCTGCTGACTGTAAACATGAGTTAAGTGCTGCATGTTCTGACCTGATGTACACTTTACGTCCATCTAAGCCCTGTATGTAGCCTCTACTCGCTGCCTGAGCAACATTAGCCTTAAGGTCTGCAAGTGCTGGCGTAGCTGCTAAGAACGAATCCTTAAGACGCTTACCCATTGCCCTGCCACCGCCTGCAATACTGCCTATCTTCTCGTCACCTGCCCCGTACAAATAAGCGTATATGAAAGTCTTCGCTTGAGGTCTCGTTTCTAAGCCTGCTGCTAGCATGTTAGCTGTATGTATATCACCATTGAGGATAGTATCTGTATAAGAACTATCGTTCATGAAGTGGGCTAACATTCTAAGCTCCAGCCCAGAAGCGTCTATGCCTACCAGCTTATAACCTTCACCTACAATCCAGCATGATCTACACTCTGGCCCGTACAAGCTACCAGAGCTAGGCACCTGAGCTAAATTAGGCTTGCTGTGGGTCATACGGCCTGTAACTGCACCATTAGTATTAACGTAGCCATGCACCCTCTGAGTGTCCTCGTTGACAGCTTCTAGCCAACTACTGACCTGAGCAATACGCTTGCCTACTAATAGATAAGAAGCTATTAACGCTGCCTCAGGTATACCCTTGACATTCTTAAGTATATCCTCAGACACTATAGCGTGGCCTGTCTCAGTAAAGACCTTAGGAACCCAACCAAAGTGCTTAAGGTAACGCCCTATCTGCTGTCGTGAGCCTAGGTTAAAGACAGGCCAGTCAATACGTGAGAATGGGCCACCTACGTTAACCCAAGCATCACCTAAGAACTTAAGGCCTACAGTGCTAAAGTTACCATCTTTCTTAACCTTAGGGCTTACTACTTTAATGAATGTTGGTAACGGTATAAATACTCTCTGTACCTCCTCTTCTAAGTCATATGATTGTTCTTTAAGACCTGCTACTAAGTCACGTGCCTTAGGCTGATCAAGTAACCACCCATTACGCATTTGCTGCTGCGTGATACGCATAACGTCATGCTCTAGCTCAATGCTACTAGGCGCAAAGCCCTTAAGCTCTATAAGCAATGCTTTGTATACCTCACGATTCACTGCAACGTCCTGTTTACAATAATCTAGCATCTCAGGCGTGAACCTGCTCCAATCACTGTAGTCACCCTTAGGGTAGCCTAGAGTCTCGCCCCATGCACCTAGGCTATGCGCCTGTCGCTGTGGGTTAGCTAGTCTACTCAGTACTAATGTGTCTGTGATCTTTACTGTAGAAAAGTCAGTCTTAAGAAGACGTTGGCACACCTCTATATCATAACCTAAAATGTTATGTCCTATAACCTCCTCAGCTTGTGCTATTGCTTTATTGAATAATGCCCATTGACCTTCTACGTAAGTTACCACGGTACCAGTATCAATATCCTCAGTAACAATACACCAGACCTTTGTAGGCGCAAGCCCATTAGCTTCTATGTCAAATATTAATCTAGTCATTACGTAATACCTTCTGTGTTAAAAGTCGTCATGGGCATTAGCTGCCTTAACCTCAGGCGCTTGTGTAGCTACTAGCCTGCTTGTATTATTCTCATAGTACAACCAACCAGCTACACCTGTACGGCCTGTACGCCTGCACTTTACTAGCTGCACCTGAGTACAGTTACGTGCATAATCATCATCTGTCATTTTATCTCTAGACAATAATATAGTGTTAAAAGCTATCTGGTTAATTGAGCCTGAGCCTTTCAAATCATACTCGCCTATGTCGTGAGGGTCTTTAGCGTTTGGCTTACGCATGTGTGATACTATAATAATAGATACACCCGTATTCTTAGCCAGCTTAAGACACTTATCCATAAACGCATCAATCACGCCATTATCATTGCTAGTCACTGCTGCCTGTAATGGGTCTAATATGATAACGTCACAGTCTAAACCTTTAACTAGATACTGCATCTTAGCAAATAAATCATCAGCTTCTAAAGCGCCTTGGTGATCGAGTATATGCAGTTTGTCACTTTGGGCTAGCTCTAGATACTTTTCATTGTAAAGATTATAATCCCTGTCTACATTAGCTACATCGGCAATATTAGTGCCCATGTAAACTGATAACAACTTTTCTACTGTCTCACCTACGTCAGCCTCTAAGAACACACAACCAATCTTTTTGGCGCTCTCAGCGTACATACCGTGAACTAGGTTGTAGACCATTGTAGACTTACCGATTGAAGTAAGAGCGCCTATTACAGTCACCTCACCTGCTGCTATACCTCCATTCATCATTGCATTAAGACTACCAAAGCTAGCTGGTAGTGGCGTTACTTCTTCTGTACCTCGCTTTAAGAATTTATCCCATACATTATCATCACCTAGACTAACTACACCCTCAGGCTTATAGGCTTTAGCATCCCACCAGCATTTAGTGTACTCACGTACCCTGTTAGCCTTGAGCATATCACCAGCATCTTTAAGCGGTAGACTAGCTACCTTAGCCTTACGTGGGCTAAAGAGTGGTAATACGTCCTGTGCTGCCTTAATGCCTGCCTCGTCATTATCGAAGCATATGACAACCTGATCAAACGATTCTAGATACTCTAGACTTTGTTTAATGTCCTTAACTGCACTATTAGCACCTGACCTTATACTAACTGCTGGAAAACCACCGTTCATCTCATACGCTGCCATAGCGTCAATTTCACCCTCTGTTATGGTTATGTATTTACCCCCAGCTACAAATGATTGTTGACCAAATAAACCAGCACTGCCCATATCCCCTGTACTGTAGAAGTCTTTAGTAGCTACATTACGCACCTTAGTGCCTACTACCTTGCTGCCCTCCTGATTATGATATGGGTAATGATGCTTAGTTACGCCACCGTCTGCACCTGTCTCGCATGTAACACCGTACCGCTTGGCAGTGTCTGCTGAAATTCTCCTGTCTTGAATTGCTACTATTGTACCTGTCATTTCTAAGGGTCTCGCTTTTGATTGTTTATTAGATGGATAAGGTATACTACCGTCACCATGTATATAGTGGTCACACGCAAAGCATACTGCGTGGTTGTCTGAGTATCGACTTAAAGCGTCAGAACTAGAGCAGCTAGGGCAAGGCTCATGACGTACAAAGGTACTCGTGGGTAAATCATCATACTTGCCCATAGAGGCTCCTGTAATGCTTTGTAAGCCCTACTAAAGACAAATCAATAGTAGGGCTAGGGGTTAACTTAAGAAGCCTTAGGCGCCTTGCTAGAAGTCTTCATCAGAATTGCTAGTGGCTAACTCCAGTACCTTGACCTTATCTAAGTAAGGCGTGAAGCCGTGGACGGGGTGTTCAGCGCCTAAGCTGTACTGTACACGCACCAGACTACCTCGTGTTACCTGACCCATAAAATCATCGCCATTGGCTTCGTATAGAGGTACATCAAACTTACTAGCAAACTTACGCTGCTTATTGCCCTCATAATCTCGCAGCTTAACGCCTTGACCTGCTAACTGTTCGATAGATTTATCATCTAAGGTCACAGTCAGGCTGTACTTTTCGGTTGACTTTCCCTGATACTGTTCATGCTCCACTAAATTAATAAAAGCTGCACTACCGTTAATTACTGGCATATATAATTATCCTTTCGGGTTACTTTATTAAAGGCTGACCATTATTGACCAAACCTTGAGTTAAGACTACCTAAGTGTCTTAAGTTAAACTTTAACAATTATCAATGACAATGTAAAGACTAACTTAAGATACTTTAGAAAAGCTTTAATGAATAACATAATGGATTATCTATAAAGCTTCTCTTTTGTTTCTATGGTATTATTATACCAAACTTAGTAAAACCTGTCAAGCACTAATATGATCTTTCATCACAATTAAGGTCAATTAGGTCTAAATACTCTTCTTCTAGTAGCTGTGTAGTCTCTATTAGCTTATGTAACCAATAAGGTATGCGACTGTATTCCCCTGTCTTTATGTCAAAATGATAACCGTAAAAGTCGTCAATGGTCAATTCATTAGCATCACTCATATGCCACGATACTTCTACTTCTAACATTACGTCTTGACCTAGTACATCAATTACAATGTTTATGGTGCTGTTAGCCATGGTGATTCCCCTTTAACTTCGTTATAGTCAATATCAACTTCTAAGCTAACATTATAGCTTGCTTCGTTTGAGTATGTCAAGCATGTTGAACACAAATCTAGAAATTCATTTGTGTCTTTATCTTTACGGCTTAACTCGTAGTCAGCTAGGATAGCGTCACAGCTTTTGCATCGCATGTTATGCCCCTCCTGTGGTGGTGCTTACTACTTCATGCCCGTTGGTATCCTTAATAGCCTTAAGGCGTGTATTAAGGCGCTTAACTGGCTTGCCTACGTATACTGAATACTTCCAAAAGTGTAGACCAATGAAGCAAGGGCCATTTGAGATTTCATAACGTGTTTTAGTTAAACGCTTGCGTGTGATAGTTTTCATAAAATTTACATCCTGTTTTGACTGTTAAGCCTTACTAGTGCAAGGCATAGTGCTATATTAAATGGTTGTTAGTTAAGTGTCAACACTTATTTTAATTTATTTCATACTCAAAAGCCGTCCACTCTTCCAATTTAAAATCATCATATGGAAAACCATAGGCTCCACCTTTAACAATAGGCGTTAAGGTCTCTATTAAGCCCGTGGTGCCCTCTTCGTTGCCTAGCAGTACCTTAGTAGCTCCTATTAACTCAACCACTAGAGGCGACAATGCGGAACGCCTAAGCTTAGTGGCTGTTATAACGTGATCAAGTGTAATTTGTGGATTATCCCAGTTAAGAGTTAATAGTGTATTGTAAAGTGCTTTTGCTTCGTTGCTTAATACTGGTTTAGTTTTCATTGGTTCTATATTCCTTGGTTTGCTTTAGTTTGCTTTAGTCAAAATAATGTTGGTCTGATCTATTGCCTAGGCTACCCGTCCACGGCTCTATCTCTCTTTGTAGTACCTTTAGGCCTGTAGCTTGTTTTATGGCTTGCTGCATATCTTTAAATATTGTTCCACCATAGGGGTAGATGTGGAAAAGCTTAACGCCCCCATTTTTACCAATTAGCTTAATATATGAGGGGTAGACATAAAAAAAGTAATACCGTCCATAATCTAGCCTAAATACAAACGCTTTTTCCCATGTTTCTTTGGGGTGTTTACGCAATACCGCATGCTCTGCGGGGGTTAATTCGTCTCTTAATGCTGGCTTAGTTTTCATCCTC